TGTCTGCAGAGATGGCTCCGTTGTTGATGGTCAGGTAATCTGCAATCACCACTCCGTTCACGTCTTTGAAGACGCTAGAACTATGGAGCGCAACGAGGACAACAGAAAACGCTCCACGGGGAGCAGAAAAAGCAGCGGCGCAAAGGCGAAGGACATCTTCGACAGCGCATGGGAAGATTCACCCTACGACTGATTTTTCGCCTCCGGGAGCCATTAACGGAGGAAATATAAATGGCAACTATAAATCTTATGGACAAGTGGGCGCCTCGCCTTGAGAAGCGCTTTACGACCGGCTCCATCACCGACAAGTGGTGCGGCACCAACTGGGAGTGGACAGGCGTTAACACCCTGAAGACCCTGACTCTGCTCACCGACCCCCTGAACGATTAGAACCCTGCGGCAAACGCGAACCGCTTCGGCACTATGACCGAGGTGGACGACGAGGCCAACTCCTACACGCTGACCAAGAAGCGCAGCTTTGACAAAGCCTTTGACGAGACCAACGTGCAGGATCAGAACTTCCTCAAGAAGGGCGCGGCCTACCTCAAGCAGATGTGGGACGAGAGATACGTCCCTGAGATCGACACATACCGCTTCGCCCGCTGGGCAGACGGCGCAGGTCTCGGCACTGTCGCTACGGCGGCTATCTCCAAGACCAATATCGTCGAGGCTCTGCTGAACGCTCACGCCGCGCTTGATGACGCGGGCGTCCCGATGGAAAACCGCGTTACCTTCATACGCAGCGACTACGCCGTAAAGTACAAGCTTGCGGACGAGTTCAAGTATGAGGGCGCGAAGGAGTTCATCCAGAAACGCCAGATCGGCGAGGTCGAGGGCAGCCCGCTTATCAAGGTTCCGAAGAACCGCTTCCCGTCCGGCGTGGCCTTCATGGTCAAGTACAAGCAGGCGACGGCAGACCCCGTAAAGATGCGTATGCTCCGCGCAAAGGACGACTCTGATGACCTGTGCGGCGTCCGTATGCAGGGTCTCGTCCGCTACGACAGCTTCGTGCTGGCGCAGAGCGCAGACGGTATCTATGTCTACGGCGAGAACGCAGGCAACGTGCTTCAGGCTCCGACCTTCTCCACCGCCTCAAACAAGGTGACTATCACGAGCGCCGACAGCGCAAGCATCAAGTACACCACTGACGGCACCAACCCCAAGACCTCGGCGACTGCGCAGGCTTACAGCGCGGCTGTGACCATCACGGAGAACACCACGTTCAGAGCATATGCCTACGCGACCGGCAAGACCAGCTCCGCCATCGGCAGCTACGATGCGGTGAAGACCTGATCCAATAAAGGGCAGAGCATTGCTCTGCCCTTTTTCAAAAGGAGCGAATAAAAATGACGACTGCGCAGGACGTATTTGAAGCCTCAATGGCTCTCATGGACGAGCTGAACGAGGCGAGCGGAGCCGCCGACACGGCGGACACCAAGGAATACAAAAACCGGACGCTGCCTGTCCTCAACATCCTGATAGGCGAGGTTTACCCGTATTCCGACACATACAAGAGCCGAAACGAGGGCAAGCGCCCGATCGTAACGGCAATAAGTGATTTTGACAGCAGCATCGGACTTGATGATTACATATGCCGCAGTGTGCTCCCTTACGGGCTGGCGGCACACCTGCTCATAGACGAGAACCCGACCTCGGCAAGCTTCTTCCAGCAGCGCTACGACGAGCTGAAAGCGATGCTTCGGCTGGGCTTCCCGGAGGAATTTGAGCCGATAGAGGATATATACGGCGGGCTGGGCTGCGGCGACTTTGCCCGCTGGTGAAGCGAGGCGGATAAATGGCGACTATAAGCGGCAGCACAAGCGAAAAGATATTCCAGATAAAAGCGTGGCTGGGGCTGAACGAGAACCCCGACGGCGACACCAAGCTGAAGCTTGGCGAGGCGGCGGCAATGCGTAACTTTGCCATTACGCGAGACGGGAATCTGCGCCGCAGACCCGGCAGCAAGAAGATTGCAAGCCTCGGATCCTCCCCCGTGCGGGGCATGTGGACGGGCTACATAAACGGCAATGAGGAGTTCATCGCCGCCTGCGGCGGCAAGCTCTGGCGGCTGTGGAACGCGGAGACGGGAGCCTTCACCGCGACCGAGATAGGCAGCATCGACACCACGAATGAGGTACACATGTTCGGCTTTTCCGAAATACTCTACCTCATAAACGGCAGCGAATACAAGCAGTATGACGGCACGACGCTTTCGGACGTCGGCGGGTACAGACCCCTTGTGACGATAGCCGTACCTCCGAACGGCGGCGGGGAAACGCTGGAGGAGGTAAACAAGCTCGTAGGCACTCGGCGCTGTTGGATATCCCCGGACGGCAAGGCGGCGAAATTCACGCTGCCGGAAAGCGGCTTGCAGAGCCTCGACTATGTGCAAGACCTGAAAACCGGCGAGAATTTGGCGGCGAGCGCATACACGGCAGACCTGACAGCAGGAACAGTGACCTTTACTGAAGTCCCGGCACTCGGCGTAAACAGCCTTGAGATAGGCTGGACGATGGCGACGAACTTCCGCACACAGGTAAGCTCGATGCGGTACAGCGAGCTTTACGACGGTGCGCAGGACACGCGGGTTTTCCTCTACGGCGACGGGAGCAATCAGGCGATATACTCAGGGCTTGACTACGACGGCAAGCCGAGGGCGGACTATTTCCCAGACCTGAACGTTGTAAACGTTGGCGATGCGAACACGCCCATCACCGGGCTGATACGGCATTACTCCACGCTCGTTGCCTTCAAGTCGAGCAGCGCGTGGAGCATACGCACGAGCGAGCTTACGCTGGCCGACGGCGCAACGACGAAAGCCTTTTATGTATCGCCTATCAACAGGGCGATAGGCAACGCTGCGCTGGGGCAGACGCGCCTCGTGCTGAACTCGCCCAGAACGCTGCACGGCAAGGACGCTTTCGAGTGGCGGAACAACAGCAGCTACTCCTCGAACCTGACAGCGGACGAGCGGCAGGCAAAGCGCATAAGCGACCGGATATACGCGACGCTGGGCGGCTTTGACCTTGCAAAATGCTACTGCTGGGACGACAACGACAATCAGGAGTATTACATCTGCTATAACGGCAAGGCTATTGTGCAGAACTACGCGGCAGACGCTTGGTACTGCTACGACGGCTTTGACGCGGTATGCATGGCGAACTTCCACGGTGCGCTTTACTACGGCACGTCAGGCGGCGCGATAGAGCATTTAGGCTATGAGCATATCACCGACGACGGGCGGGCTATCGACGCATACTGGGAAAGCGGCTCGATGGGCTTCGGGCAGGATTACATGCGCAAATACTCCGCTCAGATATGGATAGGCATAAAGCCGGAAGCAAACGGCGAAGTGACAGTTACGGCTCAGACAGACAGAAAAAGCACCTACGCCGAAAAGATTGTTGCAAGCCAGATGGCGAGCTTCAGGCGCGCGAACTTCCGGAACTGGAGCTTCGGCACGAACCGCAAGCCGCATATGACAAGGCTGAAGATAAAGGCGAAGAAGTTCGTATTTTATAAGCTTATATTCACGGCGGCGGAGCCTGACACGACATGCACGATACTTGCGGCGGATATGCGAGTGAGGTTTACCGGATATACGAAGGGGTGAAAAAATGGCATTTACCAAACTGACAGAAGATATTGCATAGATAAGCAAGCTTGACGACGAGCCGAACGACGTTGACGGGCTTTCCGCCGACCAGCTGAAGGCGACGTTCGACAAGGCCGGGAACACTATCAAGACGTGGATAAACACTGTGCTCCTCCCCGCGCTTGAGGGCAGCACGGCTGCCGGAAACCTCGGCATAGCGGCAATATCCGGTCTTACCGGCATAGCAACTGTGCAGGCGGCGCTGGAAAAGCTTGAAGAGCAGATAAGTGAGGCGGCAGTCGGCAGCATTCCCGACGCTTCCCTCACTGGGGCGAAGCTCGCCGACGGCGCGGTTACCGGAAGCAAGATAGCGGACGGCGCGGTAGGCTCGGCGAAGATAGCGGACGGCGCGGTGACATCGGGCAAGCTTGGTGCGGGCGCTGTAACGGCGGAGAAGATAGCAGCTCTCGCCGTTGCGACTGCGGCTATTGCGGAGCTGGCCATTACCACGGCCAAGATAGCAAACAAGGCCATTACCACAGCGAAGATAGCAGACAAGGCCGTAGGCGCTGACCAGATGGACGACAACAGCATTACGTCTGCAAAAATCAGAGGCGGAGTCGTTACGGCAGACAAGCTTGCGTCTGGCGCGGTTACTACCGTGAAGCTTGGCGCGGGTGCAGTCACCGGCGAAAAGCTGGGGGACGACATCATCAGCACCCTGTTCGGCGGCGTGGTTGTGCTCCCTTACTCCAACGGCGACCTCATAGGTGACGAGCTTCCGGCTGCTGGGACGAAGGGCAGAATTTTCTTCAAGAAGGCATGATCTAATGGGCATTGCATCTTACAGTATCGAATACCGGAACGGCGGCAGTGCCGGAGTTGACGGGCGCTCGCTCGGCAGCACCGGCAACTATAAATACTGGTCGCGGATCACCGTGACCACGGACAGCGCCGGATGCAGCAAGCTCAAAATCAGCATGACGACGGCCTGCTACAACGGTGCGGCAAACACCGCTTATGCGGCTGGAGCGCAGGCCATTGTTTCCACGACGCCGGAGAACAGTGTGTACACCGGCACAGCGGCAAATCTGGCGGCTTCTCATCCGGCCAACAACACTACATGGCTTTTCGACGGTGAGATCAGCTGCGACATGCTCCCGAACACGACGTATTACATTTTTGTGCTGCCCGTCTGGACTGCATCAAACAGCTTCACCACGGCGACTTCGAGCTTCACGATCACGAGCTTGGCAGATTTTGCGGGCGGAATCCGCATAGACAACGGCTCGGACTATGACATGTATCTGCCGTACATAGACACGGGCAGCGCATGGGAGCTTCTGACCCCGCACATAGACGACGGCAGCAGTTGGCACAGCTTGGCATAAGGAGGACACATGACAATATTACAGGGCGACGCATAGCTCATACCGATAGCATTGACAGCTGACGGCGAGCCTGTCACGGACGCGGATATCGAGGCGATGGAGGTCATTCTCGGCGGCATATCCAAGCTCTACCCGGACGAGCTGGGCTACGCCAACGGCGAGTTCCAGTTTCCGCTGACGCAGGAAGAGAGCTTCGCTATGGCAGAGGACAGATACGACCTTCTGATACGGCCTAAGTTTGCCGACGGCACCGTGTCGGGCGTACTCAAGGCAGGGGAGATAGAAGTCGTAGCGACAGACACGAGGAGAGTGCTGTGATGAGAACCGTGACGGCAAAGATGCAGCGGGTGCGGCGGATAAGCGCCAATATCGGCGCAGGCTCACAGCTCGCTCTTGACCTCGGAATAAAGATAACGGCAGACACTACCCCAAAATATATGGGGGAATACGATGTGCGGCCTAAGACTTATGAGCCGGTGGTGCTGGAGACGAAGGGGCGCTCAATGCTGGACGACGTGACAGTGCAGAAAATCCCGCAGTTCGAAGTTTCAAACGATGCAGGCGGGAAAACTCTTATTTTAGGAGACGAATATTATGGCTGACTAGATCAACAAGGTAATACTCGGCACAGAGGTAAAGCTTGACCTTACGGGCGACGACATAACTGTTGCTGACCTGAAGAAGGGTATCAAAGCGCACGACAAGAGCGGAGCGCCCATCGTCGGCACGAACACGAACGACGCGAACACCTCGGACGCGACGGCGACTGCGGCGGAAATACTCAAGGATAAAACCGCTTATGTGGCAGGTTCCAAGCTGACCGGCACAATGCCGAACAACGGGGCAAAGACACTTGAAATAGCTACCAAGGACGGCACACCGCCCATTCCCATGGGCTTTCACGACGGAAGCGGCAAGGCGCAGATAGCGGCGGTAGAGAAAGCTAAGATAATCCCCGAAAATATCCGTGAGGGTGTGACTGTGCTCGGCGTGACAGGCACTATGTCCGGCTCCGATGAAATGAAGCCGCAGGCGAAGTCGGTCACTCCAAGCTTTGCAAGTCAGGAGATATTGCCTGACAGCGGCTATAACTGCCTATCATCTGTGACGGTCGCGGCAATACCAGTCTCGGAAGCTGCCAATGCGGCAGGAGGAATAACCCTCACGATAGGAGGCTGACATGGGAGTAAACAAGGTTGTTATAGATGGCGAAGTTAAGCTTGACCTGACGGCGGACACGGTAGAACCGGCGGCACTCAAGGCAGGGTATACTGCACATAACGCAGCAGGTGATGAGATAGTGGGTACTATGCCAGCAATATCGCTTGAAGATGTTTACCCAGTCGGCGCTATCTATATGTCGGCAGCGGCCACAAATCCCGGCACACTGTTTGGCTTCGGGACATGGGAGCAAATTAAAGACGTGTTCCTGCTTGCGGCTGGTGATACATACGCCGCAGGGGCAACAGGCGGTGAAGCGACTCATATTCTGTCAGAAGCTGAACTTCCAACACACGCGCATAAAATCTACTATGGCAATAATAGTGGCACATATTACACAGCAGAGATAGGCTTTCCAGCTGTTATGGAATCTAACGGGACTCCAGTTACAAAATCTTGGGGCGCTGAGATGTGTAGAACAGCCGATAAAGGTGATGGAGAAGCTCATAACAATATGCCGCCTTATTTGGCAGTGTATGCATGGAAAAGAACAGCTTAAAAAGGACACCGGAACCCGAATAGTTCCGTATTGATAAGGAGGACAAGATGAGCAAAACAAATACAGGACTCGTCGAGTACGCACTGGCGCAGCTGGGCAAACCCTACTGGTGGGGCACTTTCGGGCAGACGGCCTCGGCGGCGCTGCTCGCGCAGAAGCGGACGCAGTACCCCGGCTATTACACGGCGGACGACTTCGAATCGCAGTTCGGGCAGAAGGTACACGATTGCGTCGGCCTCATCAAGGGCTATCGCTGGTGCGATACTCCGGACAGTGAGCCTGCATACAAATCAGTGCAGGACGTCGCAGTAAGTGGACTGTATATGTCCTGCCCCGAAAGCGGCAGTATCGATACCATGCCCGACATGCCGGGCGTGTGCGTGTTTATGCGGGACATGTCCCACGTCGGCGTGTACGTCGGAGACGGATACGTCGTGGAGGCATCAGGGCACGCGAAGGGTGTTGTCAGGACCCGCCTGAAGGATCGCGGCTGGGCACTGTGGGGGCTGCCGGGCTGGATAAGCTACGAGGCTGCTGCCACTCCTGCACAGCCTGCACAGACCGCCTCACAGGCAACCGCCTCGGCGCCGACCGTCACCGGCTTGCCGTTGCTGCGCTACGGTGATAATGGAGAGTTCGTCCGCTCGGCGCAGCTGCTCCTTATCGGGCGCGGCTACTCTTGCGGCAGGTGCGGCGCTGACGGCGAGATAGGGCAGGACACTTTTAATGCGGCAGTGGCGTACCAGCGCGCCTGCGGCTTGCAGCAGGACGGCATCATAGGCGCTCAGACTTGGGCGCGGCTGATAGGAGGTTAAGGCATGGCAAGCTTTGAGGAAACCTACAACAAGTACAATACTGACCGTGCATCTGCTATAAACGGAATGTACGACGCTCAGAAGGCCGCTACGCTCAGTCAGCTTGAGAGCGCATAGAACCAGAACCGAAAGACGCAGGAGGAGGCCAAGAACCAGATAACGCCGACGTATCAGCAGAGGGCGAATGACCTCGCGGTGCAGTACGAGCGCAACCGCCGGAACTTCAACCAGCAGGCGGCTGGCAGCGGCCTCAACACCGGCACGGCGTCGCAGGCGGCACTCGCCCAGAACAGCACTTGGCAGAGAGATTACGGCAATCTCCGCACGGCAGAGGCGGACGCACTGACGGAGGCTGACCGGCAGATGGCGGCGCTTGAGACGCAGTACAAGTCCGCAGTTACATCCGCAATAGCCGAGAACGACTACGACCGCGCAAAAGCCCTTATGGACGAGTACGGCAATCAGGAGAGTCGCGACGCGGCTATGGCGAAGACTCTTGCAAGCTACGGAGATTTCTCAGGCTACGCCAGACTTTACGGCGACGACGTTGCAAACAACATGGCACAGTATTGGATTTCGCAGAACCCGAAGCTTGCCTACGACATGGGCAGGATAAGCGCGGAGGACTATGCGCGGCTGACCGGCAAGAGTTCCGGCGGCAGCGGCGGCGGCTCGGGAAGCTCTGGCGGACTCTTCGGAAACGGGAGCGAGCTTGCAAAAGCGCTTCTCGGCGGAAAGACCGGCGGAACGACCGAAACCTCCGCGAGCGGCAGACGCTCCGAGACGGTAAACACGGAGCAGTACAAGGGCTTGAGACAGACGCTCATGCAGGGCGATGATGCCGCCAGAAAGAGTGCGCTTGACTTCATAACGCGGAACGCGAGCAAGTTCACGGATCAGGAGCTTTCAGACTTGGCCAACTATTATATGGGACGATGAGAGGTAGATAATGGCGACACTGACAAGAGCAGAGAGCCTTGCAATACTCAGCGGGGGCGCTAAAGGCAAAGGCGCCCCCGCCTTGGAGCAGGACGAGGAGAAGCAGAACGGTTCTCAGAATTCCGGCGGCGCTGTGATGAGCCGAGAGGAGAGCCTGAAAATACTCTCCGAGGGCGCGGCGGGAACCTACAAGCCGAAAAACGAGACAGCGGACAGCAGCAGCTTCACGAGCAAGAGCGGCAAGTTTGACGCTTCTGCCGCGGCTCCTACCGCCGACTATACCCAGCAGCGCGCGAAGCTGCAAAAGGAGCTTGACAGGCTCGACAACGCCGCCGCATACGTGACGACCACGGAGCAGAGCGACGAGATAGACGCGCAGCGCAAGCCCATAATAGAACAGCTGCGCAAGCTCGACGAGGCGGAGGGCAAGACCGGCGTATACACCGGCGGCGACCGGCTGAAAAATGCCCTCGGCAACGCGAAGCTTGCAACTCAGCAGGGCTTGACGCAGGCTGACCACCGGATAGCCCAGACCGCCGACTGGCTCTTCGGCGGCATCGCCAAGGAGGGCAAGGCGCTTGTGAACGCTACCCTTCAGACGATAAACCCCAACTGGGGCTTCGAGGACGAAGACCCGTGGATTACGAGATATAACAAGCGCGGGACTGAGGTGCTGGCACAGAACGACGCCGTAGCCCAGCGGCGCATTGAGGAAGGCAGGCTCAACAAGACCGCTTGGAAGTATGCCCCCGAAGTCGTGGCCGCTATCCCCGACGCTGTGCTGGCCTTTGCGACAGGCGGCGCGAGCACCGGCGCACAGGCGACGAGAGCGGGGCTTGAGACGGCTTCGGCCATAGCGCAGGGCAGCAGCGCGGCGCAAAAGCTCATCCCAATTGCGGACGCTGCGAAGAACATGATGAAGTCTCCCGCGTGGTTGAGCGCCTTTGCGCAGACCGCGGGCGGAAGCTACGAGGAGGCACTGGCCGACGGCGCGACGGAGGAGCAGGCGAACCTCTACGCGCTCCTCAACGGCTTTGCGAACGCTACGATTGAAGTCGGCGGCTCCGACGAGGCGATGGGCGGTATTCAGAAGCTACCGCAGCAGCTCAGAGACGCACTCGAAAAGGGCAACAAGAACGCCGTTATGCAGTGGGTAAAGAGCACGGCGGGCGAGGCGAAAGAAGAAGTGCTTCAGGGTATGGCCGAGAAGGGGCTGCGCGGGCTTTACACCGACGTCCCGCTTTACTCGGATACTGACGAGAACGCGGTAATAAACCCGAAGCGCGCCAAGGAAGAAGCCCTCGGCGGACTCATCGTCGGCGGTGTACTCGGCGGCGGGCAGATGGCCATACAGTCCGCTATCAACAGCGGCAGGGGGCAGAACGCGAACGGCGCCCAGACGGCGCAGGAGACGCAGAACGCGGCGGGGGATATCTCCGCACCACCCACGCAGGCAAACGCCGACACGGGCGCTTCTGCGCGGTTAAACTCCGACGTACAGACCGACGTGGACTCACAGAACGCAGAGGACATAAAAAAAGCAGCCTCCGAGGCTGCAAATGCCGATATAACGGGAGACTCGCGCGTCGCCAATGCCGAAGCCTCGCGTAGCACGTCCGAAACGTCCGGTGCGAACTCTCCTGCGATAAATGCGGAAGATGTGCAAACCGCCGATGCAAACGCCTGGCGTGGCACGTCCGAAACGAAAAATGCACTCTCTCCCGCGGCGGAAGCAGATGCTTCCAATGCCAATATAGCACCGGAAGCGCAGAATGTCAATCCCAACGTCCCCGCGCAAACGGTGGAGGAGTCCGGCGGGAAGAAGCGGAGTCAGACCGAGGCGCACACCCTCCAGACGATAGACGAGCGCCTTGACACTCCGGCGGCGGAGCGCGAGGAGCTGTATTATATCCCGAAATCCGAGAGCGAGAGTCTGCGCGAGGCGGCGGAGCGTATACGCGAGGACATGCCCGGAGCGCGGGCGGAGCTTGCGGCGAAGGACATGTGGAGCGGGACTGACCACGACACGGCAATGGGCATACTCGGAGCACTGAACCGTGAGGCCGCGCAGACCGGCAATTATGACGACTTCCGCGCATGGCGCAGGACGATACAGGAACACGGCACGGACACGGCGCGGGCTTTGCAGTCCCTCGCCAAGTACACGCGCACCGGAACAGGGGCGATGATGGACGCGGTGGATATCATCGACAGCTCCAACATAAGCGGCGAGCTTAAATCTGCGCTCACGGCAGAGGTCGGGCGTTACTCCGAGGAGTACGACGCGGCGCGAGCCAAGGCCGAAAACGGCAATCTCGCCGACATGGCAGACCTCATAGAGCGCATGGCGAGGCGGCGCAACACTTGGACTTTCGGCAAGAACCGATACAGCAAGATCGTCCGCGAGCTTGCATCAGACAAGGCGAACGCCGAATGGCTCGCGGACTACGCATACAGGCAGATATCCGCAATAGCAAGCGACGCCGCGGTGAAGGTTCCCTTCTCGCAGAAGGTGAAGAGCGCGCAGACGACGGCACAGCTTACAAGCATAGGAACGTTTCTCAGGAACATCGGCGGCAACGTCACCTTCGGAGTGCAGGACACGCTATCTCAAAACGGCGTTGCGCTCGCCATCGACCGCCTTATTGCAAAGACGACGGGGAAACGAACCGTCGGTGCGGACAAGAGCTGGTTTTCCTCCGAGGCTAGGAAGGGCGCGCGGGACGCGATGCAGAAATCCATACTTGAAGTCGCGGGCGACATCGACATGGGAGGCAACGAGAACCGCTACGGAATGACGTCGAGCCGGTCATGGAGGATGAGCGGGAACGCGGCGGAGCGCTTCATGTCCCGCTGGCAGCAGCTTCTCGGCTACTCGCTGACGACCTCCGACCGATTCTCCCGCGGAGCGATAGAGGCGGAGATAACGCGAGGGCTTGACGCACTGGGCAACAGCGGGCTGACTGCGGAGGAAAAGGCTGCCATTGCAAAGCAGACCGCCGACTACCGCCTGTTTCAAAACCACGGCGAAGCGTACAAGGCTTCGAAAGCGATACACGACTTTCTGAACGTCGCCGGTTTCGGCGGCACGAGGAACGGGGCAACCCGTCAGGGCGGCTTTGGCATCGGCGACGTTGTGAACACCTACCCCGGCGTCCCTGCGAACCTCGGCGTGAAGGCGCTGGAATACTCGCCCGCAAACGTCATAAAAGGCGGAGCGGAGATCATAAAGGTTCTGAAAGATACGAAGAACGGAAAGCTTGACGCGGCAAAGCAGCATCAGGCCGTTATGGATGTCTCCAGAGGCGTGACCGGCACGGCAATGGTGGCGCTCATGGCGGCGCTGTTCAAGGCGGGCTTTATACGCAACAGCGACGACGAGGACGACCTCGACGCAAAGGCGAGAAACGCGGAGCGCGGACTGAGCGGAGTGCAGATAAACGTGGATGCGGCGCTCGACTGGCTGAGCGGCAAGCCCAAACGCGAATGGCGGGAGGGCGATACGCTGGTCTCCGTAGACTGGATGGAACCGCTGAACGCTTTCATGGCGATAGGCTCGCTTATTGCAAACGACACCGATGCAGACCTCGGATCCTACGCGGCAGACTATGCCGAGGGAGCATTTCAGGCGCTCATGGATATACCCGTGATGAGCAATCTCAAGAGCTTGGACGACACGATCCGGTACTCCAATTCGGACAACTGGGGCGAAGCCTTGGGCGAAGGCTTGACGGAGTACGGCACGAACACGGCAACGGGCTTTATCCCTGCACCCTTCCGGCAGATTGCAAAGGCTCTCGACCCGTATTACCGCGACACTTCGGCTGACACTGCGGGGGAGGAAGCCCTGAACAAGGTGAAAAACACCATCCCCGGCCTGCGCCAGACCCTCGACCCGAAGATCGGCACGACGGGGGAGCTGAAGAAATACAACGAAGGCGGCCTTCAGCACATGCTGAATTCGCTGTTTCTGCCGGGCAGCATATCCACGCTCGGCGGCAGCGAGACGGACACGGAGCTTGAAAAGCTCTACAAGGCGACCGGCATGGAGAACGTATATCAGGATCGGAAGGCTCCGAAGAGCGTGAGCCTCGACGGGGAGAAGTACGAGCTGACGAACGACGAAAAGCGCAGCTATCTCCGGACGCAGGGGCAGGCCACGGAGCGGACGCTGAAAAACTTCATGGACAGCGAGCTTTACGGCATGATGACCGACAAGGAGAAGGCGCAGACTATCGCGGCAATAAACGAGTATGGCCGCGAGGAGGCAAAGGCGGAGCTTTTCAAGAACCGCGGCATTGAGCGCGAGAGCGGCAACGAGGGGCTTTCGGACGTCAAAAACGTCGGGGAATACCTCGGAGCAAAGACGGCGTTCACGCAGGCAAAGAAGCAGAACGACTACTCGGCGCAGGACAAGTTCCTCAAGGTCTATGACCAGCTGACGGCGGGGACGAAGCGGATGCTTGAAAACTCCTCGGCGACGGCGCGCATGGACGACATGGCCGAGGCTTATGAGAAGGGCGGCATCCGCGCCAAGGAGTGGAACTCCGTATACGAGAAGTACAAGGAACTCAACGGCACGAAGCGCAGCGGCTACACGGCATCGGACAAGGCGACGGACTTCGAGGCGTGGATGGAGCGGGAGGGATTCACCCAGAACCAGCGGAAGATACTCGCCGACCAGTTCACGTTTTTCAGCCAGATTCCGGGCGATGCGGGGCGCTACAACTCCCTGAAGGACGCCGGGTTCGACACCGACAGCGCATACGCGATATACGACAAGGTATCGTCGCTGACTGCGCCGAGAGGCGAGAAGACCGTGAAGGACTGGCAGAAGCTTGAGGCCATAAACAGCCTCGATCTGACGGGCGAGGAGAAGATAAAGGCGCTCAGCGTGTACTACCCGCCGAACGACGACGGCAAGGAGGACGCCATGGTTCGCCGCTACAAGGCGGCGGAGGAGCAGGGGATTTCCTTCGCAACGTGGACGAAAGCGATGAAGATCATCGCAGGCGCGGACGGCACGAGCCGGAAGGCGATATTCGCGGCGGTACAGGAGGCGGGCTACACCGAGACGGACGCGCAGATTATCTACGACATCTGGAAGCACTCGTGAGGGGCGGGGATGCGGATCCCCACGTCGTATCGCGGCAAGGCTTTGGGACTGACGCAATAAACAGCCCACGGAATAAATCCGTGGGCTGTTTTACTATCTTGAAAGCTCCTCGATGTTCACGAGCCACTTAACAAGTATCTCGGTCAGAAACTCCTGCGTGGTGCAGCCCTCCTCCTCGATGAGGGCGCGCACCTGACGATAGAGATCATCGGGGAGGTAGACAACGAGCCGGTGAGGCTTACGGCGGTTCGGGGCTTTGTGCCCGTCATGCTCGCCGGTGAAACGCTCGGCCAAGTGCCGCTCGGCGGCGGGTAGGAGGCGGACGCCGTATTTTTCGGGGTTATCTACCATGGACTGCGTTGCCTTGCCGTACTTCGGGTACAGCTCGCGCAGGGCGGAGATCATATCCTTACCGGAGACGGAGTTATCCTCCCGGAACTGCTTATAATCCATTGCTTTTCTCCTTTCGCTTTTCTAAGACGCGGTATGTATCGCCATAGGCGGCGCGGCCGCAGAACTGGCAGGGCTTTTTCTCCGGAGCGCTCTTCGGCTCGACCGGCTCAAGCTCCAGCAGCAGCTCCGTTTTGCACTTGGCGCAGAGGTAAAGCGTCACTGCACTGCCCTCCCTGTAAGAGAGTCGAGGGACAAGCCCAGGACATCGGCGACCGAACAGGCGTCGAGCAGGTTCGGATATGATTCGTCCGTCTCCCATTTATGCAGCGCTCGGACGGGGACGTCCGCAAGCTCTGCGATCTCCGAGAGAGACTTGTGACTGCGGATAACGGCAGCGGACAGGAGCTGACCCAAGGTCTTGCGCGCAGTGCGCAGGGCGGGGACGATATCGCCGGGGGAGACGCGGAGCGCGCCCGAAAGCTGCGCCACCGTATCGGTATAGGCAGTGCCGCGGCGGAGGAGGCGGGACAGGTTCGACGGGTCTGTGCCGAGGGCGCGGCAGATATCCGCCTGTGACAGGTCTTGCAGGCGCATTTCGGTTTTGATGCGCTTGACGTCCAGATCGTACTTCATCTTCCGGTACTCCCGAAGCCGTTGGAGCTGCGCTCGGTCTTCGCAAGGGCTTCCACCTGCTTCAATGCAGGGTACAGGACGGGCATTATAACGAGCTGAGATATCTTATCGCCCTTGTGAATGTCGTAGCCGACGGAGCTGTGATTATAGAGCTTGACGCGGATGGAGCCGGTGTAGCCCGCGTCGATGACGCCCTCGGAGAGAATGTCATGCTTGACATTGAGGCCGGATTTGCTCTTTATCATGCCGACGGTTCCGGGCGGGAGCGCGATATGTACGCCGGTGTCGATGGTAATGGTATTGCCGCCCCAAAGGATGGTATCTATCGGGCTGAACAGGTCGAAGCCCGCGTCGAACTCATGCGCCTGACGGGGCATATATGCGCCGGGGTCGAGAACTACTTCAAGCTCTGGTTTATACATGCTGTTCCTCCTTGGTATTCGTATTTCTGCCGAGATTGCGGCGGGCATATTCGGCGAGGAGCAGGGCTTCCGCCATGCCGTCGTTTTCTATCCTGCATCGGGGGCTTGCCAGCAGCGACACGCCGGGGAAAAGCCGCTGGGCGGCGCGGATGCTGGTATGCTTATCGCTCGTGACGCCGAAAGCCCTTTTCCATCTCTGAGGCGGCACAAGCTCATACGGGAAGCGCAGGGCTTCGAGTATGCCCTGCAGCCATCCGTAGCCGCAGCCGAAGTTAAACATGCTCGTGACGCCCTGTCCGGGCATTGCGGCGACCTTCTCAAGGGCGACTATGCTTTTACCGGGGTCTATGCCCCGCAGTTCGGCGAGATAGCCGCTCTCGCTGAAGGGGACAGCAATCACGGGGGCTGGGGCTTCCGTATCTATGACGGCGAGCGCCCCTTTTTTGCCGGGATCAATGCCGATATAAATCAATTATTCATCCTCCTATATGTACTTATCGAACTTAGTGCCGGCTTTCTGTATGCACAGGTTTACCCACTGGCGGGAGACGCCTATGCGGGCGGCTATCTCTTTCTGAGAATAGCCGCAATAGGCGAGCTGCACGGCCTGCCGCTCCCTATCCGAGAGGGCGGCAAGGAAAGCCTTGCTGTCGAGCCAGCCTGTATCGGGCTGGACGCCGTACATCTCGTGCAGGGGCGAGCCCTCCCCGTCCATCGCCTGCGCGTCAAGAGGGATAAGGGGCGAGGGCGGCGTCCTGTATTGCAGGTTGGCCATCATATGCAGGCGGCGAATCTCGTTGAGGATATACCGCACGGCCAGAGAGTAGAGACTGCCGCGCGACGGGTCATAGGCGCAGCAGGCGCGCCAGAAGGCGAGGCGGGCTTCCTGCATGACGTCATCGTCGAATAGATACTGCCGGTAATACTTCCTGACGATATCTCCGACGATCCGCTGGTTTTCGAGGAACAGCGCCTCGGCCTGCGCAAGTCCCGCCGCGGGAGGGGAAGCGGGACTATTACTCATCGCCGCGGCTCCCTCCGATAATGACGGCCATTATCAAGGCGCCAAGCGAGCCGCCGAGGATAAACGCCGCGAGCGCCCATAGCCAATGTATCATGTGTTTCTCCTTTCTTCTTCAAGCCGTTGCATTATTTTGTCCTGCTCTGCTTTCGCAGTTGCAATTGCTTCCTCCCGCTTCGCGCGAATTACTTGTTCCATGTCCTCGCAGAACGCTTGCAAAGCAATGGCGTCGCGCTTGTTCTTTTCACGCTCGCGAATATTTGCTTCGGTGCGTTTTCGCCAATGTTGATATATGCGAGTGTCTGCCAGCGTCGGGAAATAGAATGTTATGCGTCCAGAACGGGTGTGATATATAAAGCCGCGGCAGAAAAACTCAAACCTTTCCGGCGCTAAATCATAGAATTTGCGAAAGCGAGAAAACGCCATTGTGGGTTGACAGCTGTCGTTATCTTCATCTGGCTTTCGGTAGTACATGGCAGCGAGGATAATTATAGCAATTGCGGGGGTTATTACCCAAAAAATCACTTCGAGCAGATGTCAACCCCGCCTTTCTCCGCGGCTGCAAAAGGCATCATTTTTCGTTGTTACCGAAAAGCGTCTGCATTCGCCATAGTCGCGTTTTCCTTGCGTATGTCTTTGCCACCGCTCGCAATCCTTGCACCGCACCACCGGCACTGCATCCACGGTGGGGGCAATATATTTCGCTATGTGGATGGCCTCTGTAAACCCCTCGGCTAAAGTGTTAAGGTGCTTTTCCCCTTCCCGTATCAGTTTCATCGTTTGTTTATATTCGGCATCTAACAGTTTTGGGAGCGCATCCACATCAATCAGCCTCATTTTCAACCCTCCAATACAAGCGTTGGCCGCAGTTCCCGCAATAGGAGAAATCCGAGCTGCTCTCGTTCCTGCAAACGGGGCAAAAACCACGCCGCGGATTATGCCCGCGCTGGTCAAGCGGTATCTTTGCAATCTGTTTTTCAATGGCCGTTGCCATGAGGCCATTGTCTGCCCGCTGCTTGAATGCCGCCAGCAAGCCCTCGTAAACGTCCTTAAAGACCTTATGGGTCTCGGCCTCTCTGTTATACTTGACTCCGATATAGCCCAGTGCCACGTGGCAGGTTCTCAATGCTTCTTCCGGTGTCATGTCTTTGCCTCCGTTTCTGTGTCCTTCGGTAGTTCGGGGAGCGGCATCCAGTGCGTGACCGTGCAATCCACGGGATTGTTGTATATGTCGTCCGGTGTAAACTGCCGATTTTCCCACCAACCTTCAGGGACAAAGTAATCATCGTTTTCTTCACTGTACGTCCCGCAATTCTCCAACTCATACCAGTTCCACATGCTGTTTTGCGTCAGCATGGTTCCGTCCTCAAAAATCACGGGGCAGATGAAGCGGTAGCCGTTCCGCACACACACCGCCAGAACTTCGGTTTCCGGCTCCGGCAGCTTGTCTTTGACGCTGAACCAGCCCACCGGCGCAACGTCTGCGGCGGGCAATTCTTCAAGCAGCCCTGCGTACCACCCCGGATAGTGTGCATCTGGTTTCTCGGCAAGAAATGCCTGCATCGCCGCTTCTCGTTCTATGTATTCAGCCATTTAGCCTTCCTCAATACTTCGGGCATACCGCTATGCCGTTGCCAACGTTCCGGCTCTTTTCCAACTCCGTAAGTCTGCGGTCAATGTCACCAAAAGCGCTGCTCATGCGCCGTTCGATGTTCTCTATACGTTCGTTGCGCCAACGCTCCTCGTCACGGTCGCACATCATCTTGTCAAACCGCGCCCTTTCTTCTGCTATGGCTTTGTAAACTGCTTTTTCGATTTCTTCGTTATACTGCTTTTTTGTGATTATCATATTCTGTTTCCTTTCTCAGCTCTGTCTATGTATTCATGTCTCTATATCATCAAGTGGATACTGGCCGGGGAGAACGCCGTCCTCCATCCACCAATGGAATACATCGCGGCCTGTTGTCATGCGCCAGCCACTATAAAATTTGCCTCGCCGCTTGCGCTCTGCGAGCATACGCTCAAATGCGGCTATGTACAGCAGCATAAATTTTGGGTATCTCGCAAACTCGGCATAATGTGCTTTTCCCGCCATCGGGCAGCCAACGTAGCCGACGCGCTTCCAGCCCTCGCAGTACAGTGGGTTAACCTCTACCTTCTGCTCGCCGAGGTATGCCCACACATCACCCTCCGTCCAGTCTACGATCGGATTGCAAATGCGTTTGCCCTTCAGCTGGCATGATTCAAAAAGTCGCCGCGCGTCATCGTTATCGCAGTTGAGGAGCAACGTTTCGTCCCTGTTGCGCCGCAAGATTTCCAAGCTGTCGCGTTTCGCCTTGCGCGCAGGGCTTTCCGCCCACCGGACGCCGGTGACGATAAATCTTTCCTTCCCGTACTGCTCCTTGAGGACTTGGCAGCAATAACGTTGCACCCGTGTCGGCGGCATTAACTTTTGAGGTATCAGTGCCCACATGGAGGTACGCTCGCCTTTGTATGTGGGGTGCGCGATAGTGTACTTGATGCCCTTGCCCTCGTATTCTTTCGCTCTCTTGCGGACGTGGTACACGGTTTCGGGCGCGTCCGCTGTGGTGTGGTTATGCACGATCTCAAACGGGATTCCGGCGTTTTCGGCGAGGCGGCATATCACCGCGGAGTCTTTGCCTCCGGAGTCTGTAAGCATAAGCGGCTGCTTATACAGGCGCAGCGACATATCCGACGCGAGGCGCAGCCGCTCCATCGCTGTATGTTCTTTATCCATTCGTCCTCGCACCTCCACCCCACTGTTCAGCCATCGCCTCAGCTATGCCGGGGAATGTTTTGCTTCGTACTTTGGCACTTCGACTATAAGTGTCTTCCCATGTGCGATTTTTACCGCTTGGGAGTTTGCCGAAGAGCTTACCATTGTCCGGTTTCGGTAGCCCATTCCCTTTAAGTTTCGGCAGATTAACTAGCCACAGGCACGTGGCTTTCGTAACATAATTTTCTGCGTCATCCTCTGATTCAGCGAACATATACGGGTGGATTGTCTGATCAGCGGGTCTGTATGCCGAATTCATAAATCCGACAGGGTTTTCAATCGCAATCCTATCCGCATTCGCCGTTAAAAACAGCATGAAAAACACCGCCGCCTGCGCTCGATTTTTCCATCTGAGAACCACTTTTTCTGCCGGTGTATGTTCCAGGGAAAAGTGAATCCCGGCAACGTTGCTTAGATACGTGCAGGGCGGATGCGCAATCAGCAAATCCCACTTGTCTATGTAATGGTTCTGTCCGTCAGACGTGAACATCTGCCCCCCCTGCAAACACTTGAGCGCGTCACCCTTGATATGCCATTCGGGGTGTCCGCCGGAGCAGTCCTGTATATCGCAGCTGTACGCCTCATGCCCACGCCCCCTAAACGCGATGCACACTCTCTGCGACTCCTCGCAGGCTATTAGTACCTTCATTTCGCCCTCCTCTTCGCCAGAATCTTGCCCATAATGCCCGCCTCTTCCAGCGGTACCTCGCGGATAACCAGCGCTTTCGGGGCGCGGACTTTGCCGGTTTTATACAGCGGCACGACTATCTCGTCTGCGTCGGCCTCAAGCTCCAGCAGCGCTATATCGTCCCAGTCTCGCCCATACGCAGCAGACCGCCCCAGCGTCGCCATGTGTATTCCCCGCCCGCAATCTTTCTCGGGGTCGGTGGTGAACCCATTTGCCTCGGCGACCGCGCCGATGGTGTATATAAAATCGTTATCCCAATCGGCAACGTATTTGCCATCGCGTTTATGTACGGCCTTATACAGTCTGATTTTGCCGTCGGTTATGGTGATACCGTTTGCCGACGCCCAATCGGTGATATTGTCGGGGTTGTACACAATGCGGGCGTTGCCGGAGACCTTTATGTTGCCTCGTCTATGCGCGTCAACAACTTGGCTGTTGCCCTTCGCCACGACGGAGCTGTTGCCATCCGCCCAGACGGAGCTGTTGTCATGCGCCCAGACGGAGCTGTTGTCATGCGCCTCGACGGAGCTGTTGTCATGCGCCTCGACGGAGCGCAGATACTTTTTGTTCACGACTGCGCGCTTGTCCGGTGTGCCAAACTTTATGATGATTCTGCCGTCGTAATCTACGGGTATTGCGTCAAGCTCTGCCTGACTGGTGACTATTTTCTCGTTCATATGTGCTCTCCTTAAATTTTCTCCAAGATGTCCTTCAGCTCGCCCATGTCGATCTGCTCCACGGGGCGGGCTTCGTATTCGGCGCGGGAAACGACGCGGTTGCGCGAGCTGGGAAGAGGCGGAAGCCCCCAGCGGTTACGGCTGCATTTCCGGATGGTAAGCGCCCAATCGCGCCAACCGTTGCGATTATGCGTCCCCTGTGCGCTCTCGTCCACGTACTGAATGCAGCGGGCAAGCTCCGCTTTGCCGAGTTCCGCTTCCAAGGCGGCGAACTCCTCGTCAGTCAGCTTGACCCATTTGTATTTCCCATGCGAGCGGCGCGCCTCGCGCGCATTCTCTTTCGTATTCGTATTCTCTTTTGGATTCGTATTTGGATTCGTATTCTCTTTGGATTCAGGCGGTGACTCACCGTGACTCACGGTGGATGACGGTGGGTCAGCGAGTTCGGGCGCGGGGAAGCGGGATTTCTTGGTTTGGATTCTCTGGTGCGACTCCCATGTTGGGAAGTATAGGTAGGGCTTTCCATCTACCTTGTAGAGGCCAACGCAGCCTATACCCGCCAAAGCTCTCAGAGCGGCATCTATGTCCGTGACCGTTATTCTGTCCCGCAGGGGGAAGCAAGACCCTTTTATTATCGCGGGTCTTGCGTCACCCCGACCGAAGTCATCCACATACGTAATCAACGAAATCCAGAGACGGAACTGGAAGTCCGTCATCTTATTCACATCTTCCGAGCTGTGAATACTTTCCTTGATTATCCTATTTGGCATATCGCACCGCCTTTACAGACGGCAGACTGCCGTTATGCGGTCTGCTCATGGCTTATGCGTCGTGAAGGATCTCTTCAACATCGGAGATGGTGCGTGTGAGTTCCTTTACCCGCTTTTCGAGCGCTTCACGAGCTGACCGCTCGACATCGAGCTTTCTTTTCAGCTCGGCGACCTCACGGGCAGCGCCGAAGAGGGCTTTTGCACTGGCTTCATAGCGTTCCTGAAGCTTACGGAAGGTTTTATTCGTTACCATTTTCATTTTCCTTTCTGTCGTTTATCAGAATGGCAAGGGCAACTCTCCGAGGGAGTCATCGGGCAGCTCATCGAAGCCCTCGGCGGAGACGTCCTGCGCCTTATATGCGGGGTATGACATGGTGGGAGTTATGCGGGCATTGACGTTTACTTCGTCGCGCCAGTTGCCGCGCGGGTCTTTGCGGGATGTGAACTTGACGGACTGGATAGCATCGACGCGGAAGCTGCCGCCCTCGGTGACGCCGGAGGGCGAATTGGTCGGCCAAATGGTGATCTGCTTGCGGCCTTTGCCCTCCTCCTGAACTACGACAAGCTCGTAATTATCACCGGAGCGGGCGCGGACGGCGGAATAGGTCTCGCCTGTTTTCAGCTCAATTGGCATTTGCTTCGCCTCCTTCATCTGCTCCCGCGAGGGTGGAGAGCTTTTCACAGATGGACTCATAATCCTTCTGCCTTATGTCCTTGGTGCTGGCAAAGCCCATGGCGACGATGCGCTGCTTGGCCTGCCCGGAGGTCAGCCCCGCCTCGCCTGCGATGGCGTAAAGGCGCATGATCTGCTTCTTTGTGATGGGGCTTTCGGGGTCGGTCGGGGCAATGACGGCCTCGGCGTTCTGCATGAAGTCCTCGTTCTCCATATCCTGAGAGAACATACCGGAGCAGCCGGAAAGGGCTATTGCCGCGCCGACAAGGGCGCGCTTCTGCGCCATTTTGAGAGTGCCGTTTGCGGCGTCCCACGGAGAATTGAAGCCGTTGCGCTTCTCGCTGGTATTCGCGGAGCCGTAAGACGAGGTGATGATGTACTCGGTGCCGTCGATGATCTTGACGAGATCACAGCGAACGGCATAATAAAACAGGGGGTCTTTGCCGATCTGCTCGATCTTGCTTTCGATGGTGTAATGCTGGGTGAGGCCGTAGGCAAGGGCAATCTTCTCTGCGCCGGGCTTATAAAGGCTCGGCTTTTTAGTCTTCGGGATGACGCCGAAGTCTACGTCACGTTCCAGCTTTACGGGAGGGAGCGCGGGGTTCGCGGTGACAAGGTAATTCTTGCCCTTGGGGGCGATGCTTGCGGGCGGCGGGGAAAAGCTGTACGCCGCAAGCGCGGTGGTTTCGTTCATTCATATCCTCCTATGAGTTTGGTTATTTTCAGGAGCCGGTCAAAGGATTCAGCGGGGTCGGCTCCGCGAAAATGCTTCTGAACTATCTGCTGCTGAGAGAGGACGCGGAAGGAGCCGTCGCGCCGGAGCTGTACGCCGATGCGCCTTGAAGGGTGCACGGCGGGAAGGGCGGGGGACTCCGCGCCGAGGTAGCCTTGCAGCTGAAGCGCGAGGGATATCTGGGAGAGCCTGTCCATGTCCGCGGTCGTCTTTATATCCACGATGCAGGGGCGGCCTTGGATAGTGCCGAAGCGGTCGAGGGTTCCGGCGTAATCCTCGGTATACACGGGCTGCTCGATCATTGACCAGTCGGGGCGGTAGGTATCGAGGAAAGAGAGGTAAGCCCTGACGTAGCCCGCGAGGGCGGGGTCAACATCCAGCTCCGCGAGGGGGACGCCGTAGTCGATACACTGGCAGCACTCATGAACGAGGGAGCCGCGGCGCGCGGCCTGCGCGACAAGGGCGGAGTTCACGCTGCCGTACTTGACGGCGGTGACGGGGGAGCATATCTCCGTGACGGAGGGGACGCGGCGCCCGTCGAGCGTATAGGTATGGGTATCGGGGTCAAACAACAATCTCTTCGCCATGGCAAACGCGGAAGCCGCAATACTCGGCTATCTGGTCAAACGAGGTGTCGAGTGCGTTCTCGATGCTCTCGCGGGCGCAGGCCGCGCAGAGGCAGCCTTCCTCGCCCTCGTAATACTTATCTTCGAGCGCTTCGCCGCAGACGTCGCAGGTGCGGCAGTCGAGGTCTTCGGGCGGCTGCCCGGCGGCGGTGAGAGTTACGTCAAGATTTCGGTCGAGCCAATTCTGCATCATTTTTGTCCCCCTTCCGGTGTGGTAGCTTATGGCGTGTTTGACGGTATCGAAGTTTCCGCGGGGCAAGGGGAGGTAGCGGGTGCAGTTCTCGTCCGGAGCACAGCCGCGGCGTTTATGTGTGATGTAGCAGAAATCGCAGGTCTGCGTCTTATCGCAGAACCAGATGCAGGTCTTATGCCCGGGGCAGAGGTTATCCGGATTTCGGTGGAGGTAATATCTCATGCCCGTATATCCTCCCGCAGGTCGGCGGCGTCCAGCTTGAAGAAGCGGTAAAGCCGTTTTATCTGGCCGAGCGGCCAAGCGTCGGTATGCTTGGCGAGCATACGGGACAGGGTGGCGACACTGACGCCCATGGCGGCGGCCATTGCCTCAAGCGAGGTATCGGTGGCGTCCTTGCGCTCAAGGATCGTCGCCTTTATGGGGTCGCGCTTCGGGGCGGCGAGCTTATCAAAGCGGGTGCGCGGCATTACTTATCCACCTCCGCAGAAACGGTGATGATCTTCGCGGCCAGAGGCAGGCAGAGGACGCAGAGGACGGCAAGGGTCAGAATCTCATTATTGAACAGCAAACAGAGGACAAGCGCGGGGACTATGTATTTCTTCACGGGGTATCATCCTTTCATTTGGATATCTGCACGTGCATTGTCACGGCCTGACAGCGGTAACAATACATATGCTTCTTATGGCCTTTCGAGGTAGCGCGGGAATACTTGGGGATAACGGCGGTCGTGCCGCATTTCATGCAGCGGAACACGCGCCAGAACACATGCCGCCTACGCATGGCAGGGCGAGGTCTTCTTTGATCTCATAATCTCTCCTTTCCTGAGTGAAATCTCATAAATATGAGATTTCAAGTTGACAGGCCGGAGGAGGCGGTATAGAATGGAAGCGCCAACAACCAATTGCATACTGCCTCCGGGCACTGCCTTTGCTCCGGCTTTACTGCCGGGGCGGGGTGGGTGCGCTTGCTGGGGAAACTGCAAACCTCAATATCCCGACCGTTCGCGGTCTTTGAAAAGGGGGTGAAGCATTCGCGATGAGTGAAGTTCTCGTAACTGCCCTCATAAGTGGAGGCTTCCGAAACTCCCGTGCCCGTTGGCTGGGACACCAACAGCCGCAAGATGCGTGGATATGCGGAACCACTACCGCAAATGACGGCACATGGTAAAGAAGAGCGTATAGGCCGCTCGCTGTCGAGCCAGAAACCAAGGTTCGGGAGCTGCAACCGCATACGGGCGAAATTGTGGAGGGGCGCGGCGCTTGCCTATAAGGCGTCCGCGCTTCTCCGTGGGCTTGCTTGCATGGGTATTATATCTCCATAAATGGGAATAATCAAGAGAAAATGTCTCGATATATGGGAATTCAGAGATAAAAACAAAAGCACAGCCCTAAAACTGTGCAAATTTAACAAAAAGGGAGAAAAGATGTATGAGTGCATCGGACGAACTCTTTTTGGATAAGCGGAAGAGCTGGGGCAAAAGGCTTGTTAGCCTTGCTCTGCTGGTACTGCTGTTTGTATCGTGCTGCGGTGTAGCCTTTGCCGCCTCCGGAAGCACCATTGTTTATATCACGAGGACGGGGTCAAAATACCACAAAGGCACGTGCAGCTATTTACGGCAAAGCAAGATAGAGATCACGTTAAGCGATGCCGTTGACAGAGGCTACACGCCGTGCTCAAGATGCAAGCCTCCGAAGCTGGACACAGTGGCACAGGCCATCATAGCACTTCCGACGCCTTCGCCCACGCCGTCGCCAAGGCCGACACCTAGACCAACGCCAACCCCCAAAGCGACGATGAAGCCGCAAGAGACGGCAGCTGTCAGCCCGTCGCCAGCCGAGACGAAGCAGACGACGACAACAGGGAGCACGTGGAGAACCGTCTGCTTGGCGACATGGATCGTAGGAGGAGTGTATATATACCGAGAGCGGCGCAAGTACAAGGACAAGCAGGAGGAAGCGCGGCTTCTTGCGGAGGAGTTGGAACAGAAGAAAAAGGACGACGCGGAGAGGCTATATAAAGGAAAGAATCCTTTGGAACTGTGCGGCGCTCCTCGCTGGGTCAAAATAGGGGCGGACGGTTTGCCGGTAAGCAGTGGAGACCGCAAGTGGGGCAACGCGTACACTTTCTATTGCTCGGCGTCCGGATCGTGCTATCATGACAACTTCGGCTGCTCCGGCGCGAGAATACCGATACACGTATTGAGGCTTGGGAAGCTCAAGCCGTGTGGAAGGTGCAAGCCGGAATGCCCGAACATGGATTGGTACTATGAATATCAGCGGATCAAGAAAATAAAAAGTGACTATGGCATTGAATAGCAAAGAGGAAGCATATGACAAGATTTTTTGAGCGCTATGCAGCGCTGTGCAACGAAAAGAATATGTCTGTTAACGGCGCGGCGAAGGAGATCGGGTTGCCGTCGTCGTCCGTGACCAACTGGAAGCAGGGGAGAACTCCGCGTCTGGATAAGGTCGAGAAAATTGCCGAGTATTTCGGCGTGTCCGCGGACTATTTGCTTGGCTACACCGACGAAAAAGAAAAGCCC